CGACCTCGACGAGACCAACTACTCCGCCACGCTCGCCGCGCTGCCCACCGAGATGCGCGACGCGTACCACGCCGGCAAGTTCGAGTCCTCGTTGCGCGACCGGCCCTTCCAGGTGATCCCGCTGCACTGGATCCGCGAAGCCCAAGCCCGCTGGACCCCCAAGGCCCCACGGGGTGTGCCGCAGTGCGCGTTGGGGGTGGACGCTTCGGGTGGGGGGCAGGATCCGATGGTGATCGCCATACGGCATGACGGCTGGTTTGCGCCGCTGATTGAGATCCCCGCCAAGCAGATTCCCATGGACCGCGCGGGGGCGTACGCCGCGGGGCTCGTGATGAGCTTCCGGCGCGACCTCGCCGGGGTGATCGTGGACCTCGGCGGAGGGTACGGCGGGAGCTTGTACGAGAAGCTGCACGAGAACCAGATAGATGTCGTCGGGTTCAAGGGTGCGGAGGCCAGCGTCCGCCGGACCAAGGACAAGCTCCTCGCCTTCAAGAACAAGAGGACGGAGGCCTACTGGAAGTTCCGCGAGGCGCTTGACCCTGATCAGCCGGGGGGCTCGCCGATCTTCCTCCCCGATGACCGGCACCTCGTGGCGGACTTGACCGCGCCCTCGTTCGGCGCACCGGGCAAGGTGATCGAGCTCGAGAGCAAAGAGGACGTGTGCGAGCGGTTGGGCCGGTCGCCGGACCGTGGGGACGCTGTCGTGATGGCGTGGGCGTACGGGCCGACGTATGTGACGGAGGGGGAGAACTGGCGGCGCGCGGCGGAGGAGAAGGCCCGTGCACGCGGCTTCCGAGGCCGACCGCAGGTAATTATGAGCGCGCGGCAGCAAGCGCGCAGGAGGCACTGACCTATGGCCAACGAACTCAAGAGCATCAACAGGACGCGGCGCAGCGTATTGGGCGACAGCCTGGCCGAAGTAACAGACCCCATTGGGGCGATCGCATTCAAGGGTGATGCCAAGAAAGGCTTATCGCAGGTGAAGGCCATGGGCGAGGAGGCTTTCAACGCTGCCGCGCCGCCCGCCGCTGCCGCCGCCGCCCCGCAGACGTTGATCGAGCCAGAGACGATGCCCAGCGATGTCTCCGGACGCCAAGCCGCGCGCCGTAGCCGCAGGCAACAGATGGCCCGCCGCGGGCGCGCGAGCACTATCCTCACGCAGTACGACGACGCGCTCGGCGGCGAAGCGTGAACGTCAAGCAGCTGGCGGAGCTCGCGCACGAGTGCTTCAACAAGCGCGGCTCGCTCTTGCTATTCTGGCAAGAAATCGCCGAGAACTTCTATCCGGAACGGGCCGACTTCACGTGGACGCGGACGCTGGGAACGGACTTCGCCGCGGGGACGATGACGAGCTTCCCGTTCCTGGCGCGGCGGGACCTCGGCGACCAGCTCGGCACGATGCTGCGGCCGGTGGCGCGGCCGTGGTTCCACATGGAGCCGAAAGACCCCGCGCGCCAAGACAACGACGCGCGGCAGTGGCTGGAGTGGGCGGGGGTGGTGCAGCGCCGGGCGATGTATGACCGCGTGACGCAGTTCAGCCGCGCGGTCAAGGAGGGCGATCACGACTTCGCGGCGTTCGGGCAGTTCGTGATGAGCATAGAGATGAACTACCGCAAGACGGCGCTGTTGTACCGCACGTACCACTTGCGCGATTGCACCTGGATCGAAAACGAGGAGGGCGAGATTTGCGCCGTGTTCCGCAAGTGGAAGCCGCACGCGCGGGAGGTGGTGCGGTTGTACCCCGCCACCGCGCACCAGACGTGCAAGGACCTCGCGCTGCGCAAGCCCTACGAGGAAGTCGACTGCCTGCACATGGTGGTCGAGGCCGAGATGTACACCGGGGATAGCGTCAACGGCCCCCGGCGCGGGCGGCAGCCGCGCTACCTGATCTGCTACGACAAGACGCACGACAAGGTGCTGGAGGCGGTGCCGATCTGGGGCCGGCACTACATCGTGCCGCGGTGGCAGACGGTTTCGGGGTCACAGTTCGCGTACAGCCCCGCGACGGTAGCGGCGCTGCCCGACGCGCGGCTCATACAGGCCATGACTCTGACGCTGCTCGAGGCGGGCGAGAAGATCACCAACCCGCCGATGGTGGCGACGCAGGAGGCCGTGCGCAGCGACATCATGATCGGCCCGGGCGAAGTGACTTGGGTCGACATCGAGTACGACGAGCGCTTGGGGGATGCGCTGCGGCCCCTGAACACGGACTCCAAGGGCATGCCGCTCGGTATCGACATGCAGCGCGATTCACGCGTGATGATCGCGCAGGCGTTCTACCTCAACAAGCTCACGCTCCCCCAGCGCACCCAGGAGATGACCGCCTACGAGGTCGGACAGCGCATCCAGCAGTACATCCGGGACGCGTTGCCGATCTTCGAGCCCATGGAGCAGGAGTACAACGGGGCGATGTGCGAGGAGACGTTCGAGCTCCTCATGCGGCACGGCGCATTCGGCAGCCCGTACGACTTGCCGCGGGCGTTGCAGGGGGCGGAGATCGACTTCAGGTTCGAGAGCCCGCTGCACGACGCCATCGACCAGCAAAAGGGGCAGAAGTTCCTGGAAATGAAAGGTCTCTTGGCCGAAGCCGTAGCGATGGACCCGGCGACCGCTTACATCCCGGATGTGAAGACCGCGTTGCGCGATGCGCTGGCGGGGATCCAGGTGCCGGCGCGGTGGCAGCGCGGAGAGGCCGAGGTGGCTGAGCTGGAGCGGCGCGCTATCGAGGAGAAGAATGCGCAGCGCCTGCTCGAGGACATGAAGCTCGGCAGCGAGACCGCCGCCAACCTCGCGGGGGCCAACGTAGACACCGCTGCGGCGGCTGCCGCCACGCCCTGATAGCCCATGGCCACCCGCCGCCCCGAACGCGAGCAGCCCCCGCCCCGCCCCCGCAAGAGCCCGGCGGCCGCAGCCGCGGCGCACGCGCCTTGGATGCCGACGGCGTGGGACCCGGCGGACGCGCTGGCGTTGCGGCGCGTGGCCGCTGGCACCGCAAACAGTATTGAGCAGCAGCGCGCGATCAAGTGGATCATGCGTTGCTCCGGAGTACATGACGAGCCATACCGCCCGGGCGGCGAGGACGGGCGGCGTGAGACTGATTTTGCACTGGGCGCAGCCAACGTGGGACGCCAGATAGCGAAGTTGTGTAGCGTGGACCTTTCAAAACTGAGGAGGGAAGATGTGGAACAACCGTAAGCTGTACGTGTACCAGAGCCCCGATGGCGATGCCGGGGGCGGAGCCGCAGGTGGGGGTGGCGGCGCGCAGCAACCGTTCGCGGACGCCGCGGCGGCACGCGCCTATCTGAAAGACTACGTCAACGACGAAGCCGTCCTCACCGCAGTGCCAGAGGAAAAGGTGGTCCCCTGGGCAACGCATGTCAAGAGCAAGCTCGACACGCTCGGCACGCAGTTCCCCGTGAATTGGCGGGACCAGGTCGCCGGGGACGACAAGAACCACCTCAAGACGCTGGAGAAGTTCGCCTCGCCGCGGGCGCTGTACCAGTCGTACGCGGCGCTGCAGCAGAAGCTCGGCTCCGGCGAGCTGCGGCCCGTAGCGCCGTTCCCGGACAAGGGCACCCCCGAAGACCAGAAGGCGTGGCGCCTCACCAACGGCGTGCCCGAGACCCACGAGGAGTATGTCAAAGGGCTCAAGCTGCCGCAGGGCTTGGTGCTCGGCGAGGAGGACAAGCCCACGCTGGAGTCGTTCGCCAAGTACGCGCACGGACTGCACTTCCGCCCCGAGCACGTGAGCGGGGCGATGGCGTGGTACCTGCAGGAGAAGACCGCCAGGACGGAGGCCCAAGCCGAGAGCGACGAGACCAACCGCATGGCGGGCGAGGACGCGCTGCGGGCGGAGTGGGGCGCGGACTACCGGGGGAACATCGCGCGCATCAACGGGTTCCTGGACACCGCGCCCAAAGGGGTCAAGGAGTTCCTGATCGGGGCGCGGGCGGCGGACAAGACCCCGCTGATGAACCACCCGGACACGCTGCGGTGGTTGGCGGACTTGGCGCGGCAGATGAACCCTGCGGGCGTCGTCCTGCCGGGGTCGGGCGGCAACATGGCGACGAGCGTAGAGGACGAGATCAAGGAGATCGAGACCTTCATGCGGACGAACCGCTCCGCTTACAACAAGGACGCCGCCAAGCAGGCGCGGCTCCGTGATCTGTACGGCGCGCGCGACAAGATCGCCGGCAAGAAGGCCGCCTGAGAGCTCTCTTACGCAAAGGCGCTAGAGTTCTCGTTGCAAGACCAGAGCGAGGCCCCGTGTAGCGGGGTCCCGCTGGCCCCTGATAGAGACGCGGGGTGGTGGAACGGTTCCACGGCGGTCTCATAAGCCGCAGATGCAGGTTCAATTCCTGCTCCCGCAACCAGCGCGCCTCAGACAGGGACAACCAGACGTGGGCCGCAGGATGGGAGAACCTTAGCGACGGTCAGTGAAGACTGACTTGAGCGAAAGGAGGCCCCCGTGGCCGACACCGCATTCCAGACCCAGTACCGCCAGGAGTTCATCGCCGGGTACGAGCAGCAAGAGTCGCTGCTCCGCATGACGGTGACCACCGAGGCGGTGATCCAGGGGAACACCGCCGTATTCCTCGTCGCGGACAGCGGCGGCGCAGCTGCCGTCACGCGCGGCGTCAACGGCCTGATTCCCGCCCGCGCCGATGACCTCGAGCAGAACAGCTGCACGCTGCGAGAGTGGCACGACTTGGTGCGCAAGACGAGCTTCAACATCTTCGCGAGCCAAGGCAACCAGCGCCAAATCATGCAGATGACGAGCATGGGGGTGCTGAACCGCAAGATCGACGACCTCATCATCACCGAGCTCAACACCGGCACCGTGACGATCGGCTCCTCGACCACGCTGCCGAGCGTATCGCTGTTCCAGAAC